GTCGACGTGCGCGTGCATAGCGTGGCGACCGTAGCGCCAAGGTATGCGGTCGTCTCTTCCATTTTCTGCAGGTTGTGCGTCGAGTCGTCGCGGATGGTGCGCACGGCGACGAGCGCCGCGAAGGACGCGGCGAGATTTGCCGCGGTCAGGACCAGAAGCAACGCGATGGCGTTGCGGATATTCAAAGCGCTCATGATGGATCGCCTTTCTTGCTGTCGGCATCCTCCACTATAGACGCCGTTGCACTTGACCCACTGTAACCATTTGTCTTATTCGTGCTTGAACGTGACGGAAAACGCACGCCGATGCGGTCCTCCAGCAACCGCTCGAGATAGTCGATCGTGCGCGCCGCGCCGAGCCACCCCGCCACCCCTACGAAAGCGTAGGTCAGGTCTTCCGACACCCCAGTCGCGCGGCAGAACTTCGCCACCAGGAAGCCCACGAAGCCGGCCCCGCACGCCGCGAGCAGCGCGGTTTGCCAGCTAGACGCCTCTTTGCGCATGAGTGCGCCGATCAGGCCGCCGAAGAACGCTAGAGCGACCTGACCGAGCCCGGTGTACCAAGCGTCGGCATCGATTTTCATCAGGCGTTCGGCGCGACCGGCCACACCACGGGCGACACCGAAACGTCGATGGCTTTGAGCGCGCGGCTGTAGTCGAGCCAGTCGCGCGCCGAGGTGCGCTCCGCGTCCGTGGCCACGTCGAGAACGAGCGCCATCTGCAGGGGCGCCAGCGCGGTCGCCGCGCCAGCGAGCAACGCGTCGCGCGTCGCGGCGTTCTCGGCCGGCGTAGCGACGTATACAGGCGGCGTCGGGTCGTCGGTCTGCACGAGCGTCGCCGGGTATGGGCCGCCGAGCGGCGCACCGTCGGCGCGCGCGAACGTCCAGCCATCGGCACCCAGGGCGGCCTGCACGTCATCCTCGAATGCGAACACTTCGCCGGTTTCAGAGTCGCGAAAATATTGCATGATGGTCCCTTATCGGATCTCGTTCCACGCCGTCAGCGTGGTCGCCAGTGTGGCGCTGATCTGGTATGTCTGATTCGGCAACACGATCGAAAAGACCGAGAACGACACCGAACCGGCGTTTGCATTGCCGTAGGTCTGCGCGGATACGCCGCCCTTGACGACAGTGAGCGTAGCGCCCGACGCCAGGCTAACCCACACCTCCACGGAAATTGGCTTTCCGGTCGTGTTCGTGTAGGTCGTGTTGAGCGCGCGCGAACCGATCACGCTCGTCATGATCTGATCGGCGCCGAACGTGGGTAGCAACGGGCCGGCCTGTCCACCAGATGCCTGCACCAGCGTAGGCGCAGTCGCCCACGTGCCGGCCGTGGCTTCCGTGATGGTCAGGTAACCGACGAAGCGGTACGGGGAGCTGGCGCCCACCGCCGACGCAGAGTAGATGACACTTGCCGAGGTGGCGCCTGCGCTAATCGTCGTCGGGCTGATCAATGTCGTTTCCGACAGCGAGCCGACGCCTTGCGCGTTCGCGATACACAAGACGGGTGTGCCGCCGTTGTATGCGAGCAGGACCGCCAACGTCGCGGGGGCGCCGTTCGTTGTGCCCAGCGTGGCCCCCGACGGCACGGTAATGGTCGGATTGGTGGCGGGCAACACGGTGTTCACCGCGCCACTATTGAGCGTGGACGAACGGAACGCCGTCAAGGCCGCGGTGAGCGTGACCGTCAGCGCGTTCGCGGCGACGGTCGCAGACAGGGCGCCGAGCCCGCCCGGCGTCTGGCCGATCTGCGCGAGCTGCGCGACCTGGGTCGCCGAAACGGCCGGCACGATGTTGGCCGGGGATTGCGTGATGTTCGTGCCATCGCCGGTAACACGCGTCGGCGCGCCGTTCTGCGGGATCGTCACGCCCGAGCCTGCAGCCGTCTTTACGATCGTCACGAACGCGCCTGTCGTGTTGTTCGTAATGTCCCAATCTTTAAGCCACGTGGGGAGATTGATCGTCAGCGCGGAAGTCAGGGTGCCCGCAAGTGTGATGGCGCGCTTTGCTGCCTGCGCAGGCGTCGGCGTGATCGTGCCGCCTGTCAGGCCAGTGAGTGCGGTCATGCCGTATTGGAAGCCCGGTACCCAGTTACCTGCAGTCGTGTCGGGGTTGACGGTGTTGCTGTCGCCGGTGCTGATCCAGTCGCCGCGCAGATCGGCGGACTGGAGCGTCGCGCCGTTCGGGTAGCCGCCGATGCTGGCGTTCGTCGCAAATGCCGCGTCATAGGGCCATCCGCCGCCGTTGAGCACCCACCAGGCCACCCGGGCTACCTGATTCATGGCGCCGTTGAAGTCCTCGCCCTGCGGCGGCACGCCACCCGCCTCGGGCGGCTGCATGGTCAGCGGCGGGAAACCCAGCGTCTGCGACGCGCGAGTCGGGTCAGGCGTCGTGACCGGGATTTCGACGCGCGCGCCATCCCCGTTCGCAAAGGGGACGTACCATTTCGCCGGGATGTCAGCTTGCGTGGTCATAATCGGACTCGCTTATTTGATAGCGGGAGTATATCAGGGCGTCACTGGAAAACGCGCACCTTGTAGGTGGATGCCGTCGGCGTGCCTGTCGTTCCGCCGTTGCACACCAGCACGGACACGGTATTGGGCGCGGATACGTACGCTTTCCAGAAGAACTGATCCCCGGGATAGGTGTTCGGCGTAGCGTAAGCCATCATGGCTGCCGTCGCGCCCGTGACGGTCGTGGTGGTCGATGCGCACGTGCCGGCCGCCAGCGACCCCCCACCGATACTCGCCGAAGTAGCGGTAAAGTCCCCCTGCACGGGCAAGCCGGCGACAGTCAGCGAGCTCGAGACGACGAAGTTCGGGGCTGCTGCGACTTCTGCCCAGACGTCCGTGACGCCGTTCGTGTAGAGCATGATCGACGTATTGTTGCCGGTACCCTGCGGCAACACGACGCCCGTGCCGGTCGAGCCGCCTGCGCCGTTCGACAACTTCACAGTGACGGTGAATGCGCCGGTCGTATTGTTTTGGAAGCCAAAACGGCGCGCGCCGGCGAGAAAGGTACCGGCCGGGACGATGACAGTCGCATTGCTCGTCAGCGTGCCCGTAACGTTGCCGGTGCGCGAGCCGGGCGGCAGAGGCGAGCCGGTCAACTGCGGCGTGCCGGAATAGTTGGAGCCGCCATAGAGTACGGTTGCGGTCGTGACGGCACCGCTCGACACGCCCGTGACATACACGACCGCATCGCCGTTGCCGCCCTGCATTACCAGGCAGTCGCCAATCTGGTAGCCAGTGCCGCCGGCGACGATCGATGACACCGTAGCAATTGCGCCGCTGCTGGTCGTCACGCCGAAGATGGCGCCCGTGCCGATCGAGGCGAAGTTGTACGTCCCGCCACCGCCGACGATCGCAATGGGAATCGTTGCCTGCGACGCCAGGATGGATTGCCGGACGAATGCGGCCGTTGCGACCAGCCCCGAGCTCGCCAGATAGTTCTGGGTCGTCGCGGTCGTATTCGGGCCCAGCACGGTCGCGCCGTTCAGCGCTACCGCGCCGGATGTCGTAATGGCAGTAGTGCCATTGATCTGGCCGCCCGTGATCGTCGGCGCAGCAAGCGCCGCGTTCAGCGCCGCAGCGGTCAACACAGTATTTGGCGAGAACTGCGCATGCGCTAGCGTGCTGAACGCGAGCCAGTAGACGAAGAGAAAGAGGCGTTTCATGGTTTACCCCAGTTGCGATTGGTCGAGGATGAACGTGCCGCCGATGTTATTCAGCATGTCATCAGCCGGCACGCCCGGTTGATAGAACGGCCCTTGTGGCGTCGAGAACGGCACGACAAAGCGCGGGTTTGCGCCGCTGTTGGCGGGCGAGAAGCCAAAGAAGCCGTATGTGCTCGAACCCCCGTAGATGTACTCCGCAATCGTTCCGGCCGGCTGCGGAAATAGTCCCGACTGAATGATCGACTGCTCGACAGGCGTCGGATCAAATTCGAAGTGGTAGCCGATGTGCATCGGGGTGTTGATGTCGTACCCGACGTAGCACTTGCCGCGGTCGCCAAACATCGAGCGCATGAGCGCGTTGATCGACGGGCAGTCCGACGAGGCGATATTCGCCGCCGCCTTCACTAGCAGCAACTTTCGGTAATACTCGTCCTGTAGCGCAAACGAGACAGTACCTGCGGTCTGGCCGCCGTAGAACGGCGCCTGATTCCAGGGCTTCCAGTTCGTGCCGGGCGTGGCGCCTTTGTCAAATCCGAAGTTATCTCCCGGCATCTGCGCGACCTGGATGTAGCGCGACTGGCCGAGGATGCGCCCCCAGATGTCAAGCCCAAAGTTCTGCGCGGTCGAAATGTCCCAGACGTACGACAGGAACTGCGCCGTAAAGGCTTCCAGGTCTACCCACTGATCGAACGAATCCAGCAGCGCGAGCAGAACGGGTGAATTACTGTACTCTTTCTGAACTGTGCGGCCCAGGTAGTCGGTCATGGTGGCCGGCTCCCTTTATACGCTGACGGCGTTCACGGAGATATTCAGCTGCGGGCACGTCGGCTGCTGGTCGATGCCCATCGTCACGGCTGCGCCCGATGCCGGCGCTGGGCTCGTGCCGATAAAGAACGACACGGGCGTGATATTACCGAGCGCCAGCACGGGCGCCGAGCAGAACTCGGCTGCGATCAGCTGGCCGCCAATGCGCGCCCGGCCAATATTGATCGTGCCATCGGCGGACGTAAACCCATTCGCGAACGCGGCGGCCACCGCCTGCTGCACTTGCGTGACGTATGTCGCCGGCAGTGTAGCCAAGTTGGCGACGTTGACCGTCATGTAGATCTGGGTCGGCGTTCGGTTGTGCATGTACCGGATGGGGTACGTCGGATACGGCGCCGCATAGTTGACCGTGTCCTGCACGTTGACCGTGATCGTCGATTGGGTCGAGAATCCGCAACCGCAGTCGAGCTTCGAGTGGATCGCCGCAGCGACTTCCTGTGCGTCGCCGCCCGTCACGTTGATCGCGATCGAGTGTGCCGGGATTGGGTAGTTCGTCGCGCCGTAGTTGATCGCGACGTCACCACCATTGTTGTAAATGAAGACGTCCGAGACGCCCGACACGTTCGCCACGGCGGCGCGCACGTTCGCGGCCTGGCCCATGCCGCCAATCTGGACCGATTCGGCGCGGCGCGTCTCAAATTCGGCCCGGTTCTCGGTATCCGCACCTGGGACGGACGGCGCCGCATTCGTCACGTTTTCCCAGTTCGGCACCTGCTGGTAGATCCGCAGGTCATTGATGCCGGCGGCCGGCGCGCTACCCGCTACAGTCGCGACGAAGGTCGCATCGACCGTGCCGCCGACGCCGTACATGACGGCCGCCGACGATGCCCAGATCGTGCCGTCGCTGGACTTGACCTGCGAGCCCGCCGGCAGCGTCGACCCGGGCACACCAGAGACGGTGCCGATGACATACGCATTCGTCGCGGACTGGCGCGTCAGGAAGTAGATGCGGCCCAGCGCGTCCTGGAATGCTCCAGAGGACGTCAGCGGGTCGACATTGGCGATGAGCTGGGCGAGTGCCGCCTGAAATGCGGCGACCATGAAAGACTGTGACGAGGCGAGCTGCCCCTGCGGCGTCGTCAATTCGGTATTCAGCTGCTTTCCGGCGACCATGAAGGCCGCGACGTAGTCCTGCAGTACCCCGGTCAGAATGGCCTGTTCGCTAGCCGTGACAAGGCCAGTCGGGGTAAACACGGGAAGTGGAACGTTCGTCGTCGCCATGCACGCGAGTGTAGCCTAATCTCACGCACATGGCGATAGCGTGCAGCTATTCCGCTTGCACGATAGACGTCTGCCCCGCGGCGGGCGGCGGCGTGGATGGTACGCCAGATGTGCCCGAGCCAGGCTGCACGCCGCCATGCGTGTGACTGGCGGCCCATGCCGCAAACGTGGAGTTCAGCAACTTGAGCAGCGCCGCGCCGGAGTTCTTCAGCGAGATACTGGGCGCCTGGAGCGTCGCCGCGCCCGTCGACACGATGTTAGCCGTACCGGTGACGTTCAGCGTCATTCCGCCGCCGGCCGAGCCAGTCAGTGGTCCGGGCGTATGGACGTCGATGCCGGCAGCATTCGGCAGGAACTTGACCCATTGTGTCGGCTCGGCGTTCAGGACGCCGCCGATGTACAAGCCGTCGGCCGAGCTATGCGTGCGGTCCGTAGCGGCCGGGCCTGGCTGCAGCGTCGCCTTGACATTCGTAATGTCGCGTTCGGCAAACATGCACAATCCCGTGTCGCCTTCGGCCGGGTCAAGAATGACCGCGCTCGACCCGCCCTGATAGCGCAGATACGGCACGTTATAGATCGGGGTCTGTTCGACCACGATGTCGTCGGTCGTTGTCTCCAGAACCATCGGCTGCACGTCGACAAACCCGACCTTGCCGGCGGTCGGGCGCACGGCCAGCACTTCGACCAATGTGCAGGTGTGAATCCCGCGCAGCAGCTGCTGGATGATAAACAGCTGCGCCCGCTCGGGGTCAAACTGAGATTCGAACGGCGAATTGTAGGGGTTTGCGTCGGCCATGAATTCAAAATCGGTAACGAAGTGTGATCGTGTCCGTCGCACGCCAAATGGCGTACATCCGGTCGTTGCAACCACCAATTGATAAGATACTTGCAATTTATGCAAATCTTAACCAATTGTCAAATTCGTGCCTATTGCGCATTTCCCCGCGGGCCGTAGCTGTTCGCGGCGACCGCAGTCGTCCAGTGCCCGTTCGGAAAGTTGACGTCGAGCGAGTGGGCAAGGACCGACGACACCCACAGCGTGCGGTTGACGAAATCAAACGGCGTGCGCACGTCGAGCGCGACGCCGGGTCGCAGGCGTGGGTTGAAAATTGTCTGGAATTGCAGCCCGCTCGTGGAGTAGACCGGGAAGCCCTGCAGCCCTGTATCGGCGCTGATCTGAATCTGATCCTTGGCGTACGGCGCGTTGACCTCGCGCACGATGACGCGCTGCAGGTTGACGAACCAGGTCAGGTCCGGGAATGACCGCAAAAGCCCCGCGATCTGCTGCATGGGCGAGCCCGTCACCCGGACGTCGGTCAGCTGGTACTGCGGCGCTTCGGCGCTGTAATCCACTGAGAACTGGCCGGCTTGCGCAATCGCGGTGAGCGCGGACTGCAACAGGACCGGGCCCGGGTTTGCGTACGGGCTGGCGCTCATATTCATGAGTTGCATAGCCGCGTTGGCCTCGATCACGAGCTTGACCTGCGGCATGGCGGACGCGTCCACCGCCGACCAGGTAATGACCCCCTGAAAGAAGGGCACGAAGTCCTTGCCATCCCACACGTCGATGGCTAGTTTGTCCGTATTCTGCGGCGTCAGCGTCTCCAGCCAGAGCCGGGCAATCTGATTCATCGTGTCGAGCGGCACGCCGTACACTTCGCATTTCGCGTTGCCGAACTGGTTCCCGCCCTGACGTACCGTGATCCGCATGCGATGGTTCATGAACGAGTAGGACAACGTCTCGGTCTTGCCGAGCGGGTTCGTGCGGGTGATGTTGACAGTAGCGCGCGCCCGGCGGGCGACGAGGGGATTAAGTGCCATGGCTAGCCCGTCCGCTTATTGAACCAGCGGCGCACCACGTACGATCGTACCAGGCTGACGGCAGTAAACCACAGGCCGATCGCTACATTTGTCTGGAGCGGGACGTGGATAGCATACAGCGGAAAGACGATGAACTGCGATAGGAGCGCGATGATGTAGCCGATAGCAACATTGGTGCCAGCTTCCACGATAGAAGCGATGCGGGACTGGTTCATGCGGCACATCCATTCAAACTCGCAATTGCGGCGTCTATTTTTGCCAGTTCGATGCGTTCACTAGCGATCTGGAAGTATTTTTCATCCTGCTCGATGCCGATGAACTTGCGGTCGGTGTTCATGCACGCTACGCCCGTGGTGCCGCTGCCCATGCAGTTATCGAGAACCGTGTCACCTTCGTTCGTGTAGGTACATATTAGGTATTCCATTAAAGCGACAGGTTTCTGCGTCGGATGAAGCCCGACCTCGCGATCAAACTCTAACACGCTAATAGGATTGCGAAAACCGGCATTTACGGTCGTAGTACGCTTAATATCGCCATAATTACCTCCGGCATCGTCATGGCCGTAACGTTCCGCCGTGTAAGCCTTCCCAGGAATCACTTGCTTGTTAAACTTGTACTTTCCGAACGCGAACAGCAATACATCTTCATGTCGCGATAGATGCTGACGATTAGCGTTCAAAAAATTGCTAGCGACATTCTTTTTCCACACCAATGACTGTCGAAAAGCGGCGATATTACTCATAACCAGCGCGGACGTGAATGGCTGCGCGGCCGTCAGTACGACCGCACCTCGGCAAATCCGTTTGTACTCCGCCCACAGTATGTCGAACGGCAGTACGCTGTCCCATTTATTTCGCGTAATCCCATACGGCAAATCGCAAAGGATCATGTCAATACTGGCGTCAGGAATCGTCGGCATTAACCGCAGGCAGTCGCCGTACAAAAGTTGTGTCGTCATGGATATTTATTATTCGTATCCTCGCCCGGCAAAGTCAGGATCGCCGGGATAGCGCCCCGAGCCGTCTGGCCGGTGCCAGCAGTATAGCGAACCGCGGCGATGCGGAAACCAGTAGCCTGCGCACGTGCAGGTCATCGCACTGACGTCGCGTTTATTCATCCAGCGGTCAGTGCGCCAATTCCTGGCGCCGCAGTAGCAGGCCGGTACTCGCATGTAGTCGGCCAGTCGGCGCGGGAAGCAGCGGCGCGCACCGCACGACCGGCACCGGCAATGGCAACGAATGCTCATTGCCGCTCTGCCCTGCAATCAGCGGGCTTGCCGACAAGTTCGGCAAATACGGTAAGTCCGCACACTGCGACCAAACCGGCCAGCACAAGTTGGATCAGGAATTCTTTCATCACGGCTCCAGGCGATAGCGCGGATCGTTTGACCGGGCGTAGTGCATGGCGAGCTTCTGCATCATCGCGGTCATAAGCGCGGATCCGAACGGGGCGTAAGCCTGGATTGCCGGGCGCTGCTCGTTCCAGATCGCAAAGATCTGCGCGTCGGACATCTTGCGGCGCAGTTCCGTGATGATCATCGGAATCAGGCTGTCAACTGCGTACAGGTTGTCGCGCGCCTGCGCGTCCATGTGACGCAGCACATGCCCGAACCATACCTGCTGCTCGGGCGAAAGCCACACGCCATGCGCGCAAGGTAGCCAACCCTGCTTGATCATTGACCGGTTCATGGTGTCGCGCTGCTTGCAGGCCGGGTTTACGCGATCGGTCGCGCGCAGGATGGGCTCGCCCTGGCACTGCTCATCGAGTTGCGCCCACTGCACGGGCTGGGCGCCGGCCGACTCGTGGACCGCGAGCGCGAGAATGATCGCCAGAAGATAGGCGAGAAAGCCGAGACGGTATTTCATTGCACACCTCCGGTCGTTTCGGCGCCATCGACGTAGCCGAGGCTGTAGTGGAACGGCGCATTGAACTTGTGCGGCCGGCCGCGCTGGGCGTCGTTCCAGCCTTCCTGGTAGTTAGCGACGCGTTGCACCTCGTCGTCCGGCGGGGCGTCGTCGCCGGGCTGGACGACCGTGACGATATGGGCGCGTGGAATGGTTTGCATGATGTGTCCTTGCCCGCCGCAGCGGGCGGGTTGTGGTTAGGCGGTGCGCTTTGCCTGATTACGCCAGAAGTCGCGCTCGCCGCGCAGCATCTGGCCGACAGGCGTATTGGCTGCGAATCCTTTGATAGTGCGGTTCAGGTTGTCGATGCGATCCTCGATCGAGATACCGGCCGTGCCGTGCCGGTCGAGGATCGCGCGCCCCTCCTGTATGCCCATCAGATATTCGGCGGTTACTGTGGTTGCCACTTCGTTTCCCCTTGCGCGTTGCGTTGTTCGATGTAGCTATTCTAGCAAAGGTAAAGAGAAGGTCAAGCCTATTGCGCTACCGCACCGCCGCGGTGTAATTCTGCACGCCGCTCACGCGCTGGATACCGCCAATGAATTCGTTCGGGTTGTTCGCCTGCACCGTTACAGG